CAACATCGAGGAGTTTCCCCGATATTCGGTCAGCAACATGGGCGAAATCCGCATGGACAAGACCGGTCGCATCATCAGACAGAGCCTTGCCGGCCGTGGTCACGTTCAAGTGGGACTGTATCGCGAAGGGGAAGCGAAGCAGTACAAGAGATACGTAGCGCGTTTGGTTGGCGAGACGTTCGTTTACAACGAGAACCCTCGCCGATACGACACGCTGATCTATCTCGATGGCAACTATTGCAACTGCCGTGCTGACAACTTGCGTTGGCGTCCACGATGGTTCGCAATCAAGTACGCCATGCAATTCCGTTCCATGCGCAACTATACGATGCCTCCCTTCCGAGACGTCCTCACTGGACAGGTGTACGAAGATGCGTGGGAACTCATCATGAGAGATGGACTGTTGTGGAACGATATCAAGTTGTCCATCGCCGAACGCACTTGTGTGTGGCCCACGCAGAGGCGCTACGAGTGGGTTGAGAAATGAGATTACATGTCGCACGAAAAACATGGTATATAATAGGAGGGGCAGCCTGTTTCTAAACAGACATGCCCTTTGATTTTTAGAAAGGAGGTGACATGAGTAAGCGAGAGAACGAGTATCAGCCGAAGGTCATCGAGAAACTCAACGCGATGTTTCCGGGCTGTCTGGTGCTGAAGAATGACGAGCAGTATCTCCAAGGCATTCCCGATCTGACGGTGCTGTATCGCGACAAGTGGGCAGTGCTGGAAGTGAAGCGAGATGAGAAAGAGATGCAGAACCCTCGCCCCAACCAAGCCCACTATGTGGAGCGCTTGAACGGGATGGGATTCGCTGCGTTCATTTGCCCCTCCAACGAGCAGGACGTCTTCCATGCGCTTCAACGATCATTCGAGACTGATCGGGAACCACGCTCTTCTGAGTCCTAGTAACCCAGCGTGGGTGAACTATGACGAAGAGAAGCTGGGTGCTGTGGTCACGGCGTCCTTCGCTGCTCGTCGTGGTTCGGAGCTTCACAGTCTGGCCCAACAGTTGATCACGTTGGGGGTGAAGCTTCCCGATACCAATCAGACATTGAACAGATATGTCAATGACTGCATCGGTTTCCGCATGAAGCCCGAACAGGTCTTGGCGTACTCACCGAACTGTTTCGGGACGACGGATGCGATCAGCTACCGTCAAAAGCTCCTGCGCATTTTCGACTTGAAGAATGGTGTGACCCCGGCCAAGTTCCCACAGCTTCGCATCTACGCTGCGTTGTTCTGCTTGGAATATGGCGTGTCGCCGACCGACATCGAGTTCGATCTGCGGATCTACCAGAATGATGACGTCATGGTGGAAGAAGGTGACCCACTAGTCATCAAGCAGATCATGGAGCACATCACGTTCGCTGATCGTTTCATCGAACGGCTCAAAGAGGAGGTGTACGGGTGACAGATGCTTCCCAGGAAGCTTATCTGGCCCACTATGGGGTTCTTCGTAGATCTGGGCGCTACCCTTGGGGATCGGGTGGACCAGAATACGCCAGTAGTAAGAGCTTCCTCGGATATGTAGCCCAACTCCGGGCCAAGGGTATGAGCGACCCCGAAATCGCACGCGGCATGGGCATTACCACCACTGAGCTCCGTGCGGCGAAATCAATTGCTCGGAATGAAGAGCGCCAAGCTCAGATCAACTTGGCACAGCGACTGAAGGACAAAGGTTGGTCTAACGTCGCTATAGCTGAACGTTTGAAGGTCGGTGAATCTCAAGTTCGGGCTCTTCTCCAGCCTGGAGTGAAGGATCGTACCGATGTTCTGACGGCTACAACGAACATGTTGAAGAACGAGATCTCTAAGAAGAAGTATATCGACATTGGCTCAGGTGTTGAGAACCACCTGGGCATTAGTTCAACAAAGCTGGCCACCGCGGTAGCGGCGTTGAAAGAAGAGAACTATCCGACGTACTACGTCAAGGTGAAGCAACTCGGTACGGGTAACTACACCACGATGAAGGTTCTCGCAGCACCAGGTGTGTCGTATTCGGAAGTATTCAAGAACAAAGATGAGATCCAACAGATCCGATCGTATTCTGAGGATCACGGTCGTTCGTATTCGCTGATTCAGCCACCCCTGTCTATCAGCAGCAAGCGGGTTGCCGTTCGTTATGCTGAAGATGGCGGTGCAGACGCTGATGGTGTGATCTACGTTCGTCCCGGCGTGAAAGATACGAGTCTAGGTAAGTCGAACTATGCTCAGGTACGCATCGCGGTGGATGGTACGCATTACCTCAAGGGTATGGCGATGTACCGCGATGATCTACCACCTGGCGTAGATCTGATGTTCAACACGAATAAGAGTAACAAAACTGGCAACAAGCTTGATGTCATGAAGGAGCTGAAGAAAGACGATCCCGAGAATCCGTTTGGCTCGGTAGTGCGCCAGCGTACTGACCCTAAGACAGGGAAAGTAAACTCGGTGATGAACATCGTCAACGAAGAAGGCGACTGGACCAAGTGGGCCAAGAAGCTTTCTTCTCAGATGCTCTCCAAGCAAAGTCCTGCCCTTGCTCGAGAGCAACTGTTGGTTACGCTAGAAAAGAAGAAGGCAGACTTCGACGAGATTAATCGATTGACGAACCCGATTGTCAAGCAGAAGCTCATGGAAGCGCTTGCCGATAGTCTGGATTCGTCAGCGGTACAATTGAAGGCGGCTGCTCTTCCTCGACAGAGCACGAGTGTGATTCTCCCCATTAACAGTTTGAAGGACAAGGAGATCTACGCACCCAACTATCGTAATGGTGAACGAGTCGTACTGATTCGTCACCCTCACGGTGGTATCTTCGAGATTCCAGAACTGACTGTAAACAACCGCCATCCGGAAGCAAGGAAGCTTCTGGGTCAAGCGAAGGATGCAGTTGGTATCAACTCCAAGGTCGCTGAGCGATTGTCAGGCGCCGACTTCGACGGCGACACGGTGTTGGTAATTCCGAACAATAAGGGATTGGTGAAGACCGCTCCTGCGTTGGACGGATTGAAGGGGTTCGATCCTCAGCGTGCATATCCATCGTACGAGGGTATGAAGCGGATGACGCCCCGTGCAAAACAACTCGAGATGGGTGACATCTCCAACTTGATCACCGACATGACTATTCGAGGTGCTACCACAGACGAGATCGCTCGTGCTGTGCGGCATTCGATGGTGGTGATCGATGCAGAGAAGCACAACCTGAACTATCGTCAGTCGGCTATCGACAATGGTATTGCTCAGCTCAAGAAGAAGTATCAAGGCGGACCACGAGCTGGTGCATCTACGTTGGTATCCCGAGCTACCTCAAGTCTCCGGGTTGAGGATCGCAAGGCACGGCCTGCTGCAGAAGGCGGAGCAGTAGACCGTGCAACCGGTAAGAAGGTGTACGTACCGACAGGTGAGACGTACACCAATAAGGCTGGCAAGTTGGTCAAGAGAATGGTGGAGACACAACGTCTGGCTGAGGTCGACGATGCGCACACCCTGTCTTCTGGGACTACGATTGAACGAGTGTATGCCGATCACTCCAACAGTCTGAAGTCTTTGGCTAACCAAGCCAGGAAGATTGCGGTAAGCACAAAGCCCAAGCCATACAGTCCTTCTGCCAAGATCGCTTTTGAATCAGAAGTAAAGACCCTCCGTGCCAAGTTGGACCTGGCCAAGCGAAACCGCCCGCTTGAAAGACAGGCCCAGCTGATAGCAAACGCCGCCGTCCAGGCAAGGCTGGCTGCCAATCCTGGAATGGAGAAGTCTGAAATCAAGAAGATCCAACAGCAACAACTCAAGATAGCACGTGCAAGAACCGGTGCTGGAAAGAACCGTATCCACCTCACTGATTCTGAGTGGGCTGCCATTCAAGCCGGTGCCATCAGCACCCACACTCTGAAAGAGATCCTAGCTAACGCAGATCTTGACAGGGTCAAGGAGTTGGCAACTCCTCGTGCTGAAACGTCCATGTCCACAGCCAAGATCAGCAGGGCTCGATCCATGCTGGCTCTTGGTTACACCCAGGCTGAGATTGCTGATCAGTTGGGTGTGTCTATCTCCACTCTGAACGCTACGATCTAAAGGAGGTCGATGAGTGGAACTGCACATGCTAACCACAGTTGACAATCCTTACGATCCGTTCACTGAGTACGAAGAGTGGAACAACTATGACGTGAGTCATGGACACCACACCGCGTCCTTCTTGGCACGCATCGCCTACTCAGCTGTTGAATTGTCAGAAGCTGATCGTGATCTCGTCATGGAGCAAGCGATCGACGAGATTGTGACTGAGAACATCTCTGGCAAGTACAGAAAAGTTCGAGAGCCTAAGCCTGAGTCCGAGGTCGCTTGACTCGAACAGAGATGAGGATGAAAGGTGGGGGAGGGGGGTCTCGCAAAATAGACCCCCCTCTCGCAT